GTTGAATTTTAGGTGAATCATAAGAATTATTAGTAGTATTAGATAATTGTCTAGTAATATTTAAAAAATAATTCATTTTTCTGGCATCATTAAAATTAGAAAAATCAATATGTAATGTATCTAAACTTAATATTTTTCTAATATAATTTCTATATTCTGATATTTGTGCATTATCCATATCAACTTTAATAATTTTTAACTCACTTTTTGGATAATTTTCATCTAATGCTTTTTTGAAATAACATATAGTATTTTTTATTTTATCTCTAAAAGTGTCTATATTGGTTGGTGTTTCATAAGTATCATCATAATAGAAAAATTTAAATTCCTTATTACTATCTGGTAATATTTCTTGTTTTTTTATCATATTTATTAAAATACTTAAATCTGATAATTCATTATAAAATACTGTTCCTGTTAATAATGCTAATCTATAAGCATTTTTAGTTTCAGTAATAATAAAATTTAATAATTTGGTAGCATTTCTTAATCTATGTGCTTCGTCTATTATAATACATTTATCAGTAAAAGAGATTTCATTAGAGGCAATTTTTTTAATAATTTTTTGATAAGTGATAATAGTAATATTTTTTATATCTAAATTAAATTTTTTAATATCATCATAAAAGTTTTTTTTAGAAGCTTTTGTTGATATTACTATTATATTTTTATTAAATTGTTTCATCATTAGTAAAGAAGTTAAAGTTTTACCAGAACCCATTGAAAAATAAAGAATTAATCCAAAATTGTCTTTTATAAAATCTATACATGTTTGTTGATACTTGAATAATATAATATTATTCTTCATAATATACTATATAATTATAATAATAAAAATATAAATATATCAATAAAATTACTAATATATCAATAAAAAAATACAAATTATATCAATAAAAATTGATTTTTATATTATATATATATATAAAGCATATATAAAACTCAATGTTTGGAGTTAATACTATTATAGATAATCATTCAGATGATGAAACTAAAATAAAAACCAAAAAAACCAAGAAAACTAAAAAAGTGGAGGAATTAATGGAAGATAAACAAAATACAGATGATAATACAAGTAAATCAAGTAAATCAAGTAAATCAAGCAAATCTAAAAAATCAAATAAATCAAATAAAGAAGAAAAATATAAAGAAGAAAAAGATAAATATGATAAGATATTAAAGGAGTATTGGGGATATGAAGGATTAAAGGAATTACAGAAAAAGATAATAATAAATATAGTAGAAAAGAGGAAAGATACATGTGCGATATTAGCGACAGGATTTGGGAAATCAATATGTTATGAGTTGCCTGTATTAATATTAAAGAAGAGTGTAATAGTAATATCACCATTAATAGCATTGATGACAGAACAGAGTATAGAGATGAAAAGTAAGAATATACCGGTATGTGTATTTAATAGTGATACAGGAATAAAAGAAATAAATAAAAATAAGAAGGAGATAATAGATGGAGAATATAAATTAATATATATGACACCAGAATTTTTAATAAAATCCGAAGAATTTATTAAAGAGATATATAAAAATGATAATCTTGGATTTATATGTATAGATGAAGCTCACGCAGTATCAACATGGGGATTAGATTTTAGAAGTAGTTATATAGAATTAAAGATAATAAAAGATTGGATAAATATACCGATATTAACATTAACAGCTACAGCATCAGAAAAAGTAAGGAAAGATATAAAAGAGATATTAAAATTAGAAAAACCAGATGAATATATAGGAGATTTTGATAGAAAGAATTTAATGATAAAAGTGTGTCATAGAGAGAAGAATAGTTATGAAGAAATATATAATTTAATACAAAAATATAATAATGAATATATAATAATATATTGTAAAACAAGATCAGATACAGAAAAATTAACTGAAAAATTAAATAAAATAGCGGATAAAGAAATATGTAAAACATATCATGCAGGATTACAAGCAAAAATTAGAAATGAAATACAGAAAGAATATATAGAGGGTAAATTTAAAATAATATGTGCAACAATAGCATTTGGAATGGGAATTAATATTCCAAATGTAAGACTTGTAATACATTATAATTGTCCAAAAAATATAGAAGGATATTATCAAGAGATAGGAAGAGCGGGAAGAGACGGAAAAGAATCAGAATGTTATTTATATTATAGTGCTAGTGATTTTGTGATAAATAGATATTTTTTGAAAGACATAAAGGATATAGAACACAAGAATTATTTAGAGAGTCAATTAAAGGTGATAGAAAATTATATATATACAGATGGATGTAGAAGAAAGATATTATTAAAAGCATTTGGACAGGAAATAAGTGATTGTAATAAATGTGATAATTGTATGAATAGAGATAATAAAGAGAATAAAAAAGATTATACATTAGAATTTTACATAGTGATGAATTTAATAGATAGATTTAATGACAAATATGGAATAAGTACAATAGTGAATATAATAATGGGAAAGAAGAGTGTTAATAAGAAAGATTTTAGTAATGAAGAAGAATATGGAATAAACAGTAGATTTAAGAAGACTGGTGAATTTTGGAAGAATTTAATAAAGGTGTTAATAAGGAATGAATATATAAAAGAGAGACAAATAGGAGAGACATATGGAACAGCATTAAAAGTGGATAAAAAGGGAAAAGAAGAATTAAATAAGATAATAAATATAGGTAAGAGTATATTAGAGATAGAGGTAAATATAAAATACAAGAGGATAGAATTAATAATGTTAGATAAAATAAAAAGTGATAAATAATAATATATGAAGAGTATAATTTTTTATAAGAATAGATTTTTTAAGGATGAATTTAAAAAAATAGTGAATGTAAAATTAAAATTGGATTCACATATAGCATCATTTCATTCATCATCGCCATATTATGATAAAATATTATTAATAAATAAGATAAAAGAGTTAAATTTATATGATAGAAATAATATAATAATAGAATGTTGCAGTAATATAGGAAGTGATACCAATTTATTTATGAATAATTATAATAAAACAATAAGTTATGAATGTGATGAAGAAACACACGCATATTTAGTATATAATATGTTTTTATTGAATGAAAGAAATAATATATATTTTACAGGAAATAAAGAAAATATTAAAGAATATATAAGAAATTATGATAAAAAAGAAAATGAATTATATAATAATGAAAATTTAAATTATGATAGAAATGAAATAAAAAAAGTAGAAAAATACAGAAATAAAAAAGATGTAATAGATTATAATAAAATAAATAGAGAAGATATAAATATTAAAAATAATCATAATATAATAATATATGAAAGTTTTGATGTAAGTAAATTAAAAAATATAAAAGATTTATATAAAGATGATGAATATGTATTTTATTATGATCCGCCGTGGATGAATGAAGATAAAGAAGAAGAAAATAAATTATATATAAAAGACAAAAATAATAATTATATGTTGATAGAAGATTTAATAAAAGAAACAATAAATATTACAAATCCAAAATTAATAATTATAAAATATAGAAATAAAATAAATTTAAATATAAATAATTATAAAATAAACTTTTTAGAAATAAAAAATAAAGATAATTTAATTAAATATAATTTTACTTTATTATATAAATGATTTTTCTATTTTTATTTTTACTTTTTTTTATTATTTATTGTTTAATAAATAAATATAATAATAATAATAAAAATAATAATAAAAAATATAATAATAAAAAATATAAAAAAATAATAAAAAAAATATTTTTAACAACAGAACAATATCCACGATTAAAAATATTAGAAGAATATGCGAATATAATAGAGAGGGAAATACCAGAATTTAATAAAGAAAAAGTAAAATTTACAAGAAAAAGAGAAGATTGGAATAATAAAGGAATGGATGCATTGTTTGAGGAATTAAAAAATAATGATTATTGGATTAAATCGTGGGATGGAAAGGATAATTGGTATAATTTTCCATTGATATATAATAATAAACCAGTAGGATTAGCAGAGAAAATATGTCCAGAAACAATTAAAATATTAAAAAATATACCAATAATTAGAGTTTGTGGTTATTCATTATTGATACCAAATGGAAAATTAGATATACATAAAGATTTAACAGGTCCAACTTATAATTCTATGGCATTAAATTTAAATTTAATTGGAAATAATGCATCTTTATTTATTAAATACAAAAATAAATATTATGAAAAAAAACACCAAAAATATAAAGCTATAATATTTAATTCAGAAAAATATCATTATGCTATCAATTATGAAAATAAAAATAGAATTATTTTATATATGGATTTTATTATATAAAAATTAAAAATTAAAAATATTTTTTAGAGAGTTCATAACCAAGGAAAACACCTCCGTGTAATGGCATAGCTCTCATAACAGCAAGAGAGAAACCTCTATAAAAGCCAGAAATACCATAATTAAAATAAATATGTCTAATAGTAAGAATTAAATTAGTATTATTAGCTTGCATATTAGTTTTAATTAAATCACTTGGATAAATGAAATTCCAAGCATTAAGACCACTTAAAGCTCCAAAAATAAAATTATAATAAAGAGAATTATTATTATTAAAATTATTATTAAGATAATTATAGGTAGTGAAATAAATACCAAAACCTGGGGTTTCTCTAAAAAAGGTGATACTAGTTCCTTTATAGAGGTAATTAAGATTTAGGGATTTAAAATTAATTTGTTGTTTATTTTGTAGAGTGATTTTAAGTCTATCGATAGGAACAACGATAGCAGTACACATAAGACCGCTAAAAATACCGGAAACAAAATCATTATAATTATTTTTTTTAGCGATATCATAAAAGCCGAATACAACACTTTTTTCCATCATAATACCAAAAAGAGGGGGAATAATTCCTGCATATAATTTTTTTTGTTTAATGGCATTAATAATAGAATTTGCTTTTTCAGATTGAATTCTAGTTTTAATAGTGTCAAAAGGATGAGATAAAATAGTACCAATAAGACCTCCAGATAAACCATAAAGGAAATCACTTTTAAGAATACTCATATTATATTATAATTTAATAGTAATTATAATAATTAATTATCAATTTTTTTAATATTATAATCTATAATCATTAATTTATTATTATCAGTTTTAATAATATCTAAATTAATATTATTATTAAAATTATTTATATTATCTAAATTATCTAAATTATCAAGAAGTAAATTAATTTCTTGAATATCATTTTTAATATTTATAATATGTGAATTAATTTTATCAAAAACAGATTCATTAAAAAATAAATTATAACTTATATCTTTATTAGTCATATAAATATAAAATAAATTAAAATTAAAATTTAACAATATTTTTATAATATAAATTAATATATTTTTTAGTGTCATCATTAGTGATGTATTTTAGAGCTTCGTTTCTTAATTTTCTTTTTAAAATTCTAATTTTAGTCATTTCATTTCTGTTTATAAAATAAATTTCATTAGTATATTTATTAAATACAGAATCTATTCTTTTAGTGTAATCTTTTCTTAATTCATAACATATTTTTTCGTGTAAAGAAGATAAATATATAAATTCATTCATTATTTCTTTAATAATTTCTATATTTTTTAAATTTTCAATATTTATATTATACATTTTATTTAATATAATTTTATTTTTATCATTTATTTCTAATACATTATTTAAATTTTCATCTAAATATTCATCTGAATTTGAATCTTTATCTGAATCTTCAATAATTAAATTATAATTATTCATTATCTAATAATAAGATAGAAATAAATATTTTTATAAATGAATTATAGAAATGGAAGGAATAAAAATAAATTTAGAAGAAATATATGAAAAATTAAAAAGAAGTAGTATAGAAAATATTTTAGTAGTAAAAGATGTAATAGAGGTTTATAATAATTACGGTTATTTA